GCCCCTTGTGGCCCGGCCATAAGCCCCTTGTGGCCCGGCCATAAGCCCCGCAGCCCCTTGTGGCCCGGCCATAAGCCCCTTGTGGCCCGGCCATAAGCCCCTTAATCATCAAGAACCAACGACAGCAACGGTAACTGCTCCCACTCTTCATAATCCACCTTGCACCTGGCTATCTCTCTCGCGTGGCGCTCCTGAAGTGATGGTGATAGCATAGCTATCTGTCTTGGAGTTAACAGCGGTAACACGGTTTGCACTCGAAACGAGTAGAGCGTATCTCTGCCAACTCCACTTTTTATGATCCGCATGACCCTTTCATCTTGCAGGATGTTCAACGCGCCAATTTGTTCTTTTCGGTAATTCCTCCCCTTTCCACGTGAAGCGCGACCTATGATTCTCTCTCTATCGCATACCAGCATATTGGCCAACGTCTCGATGCTTGGCCATTCTGGCTTGCCGTACTGACTCCACGCCGCTGGGAACGTCCGCAATGTGATCCACAGATTCCAGGCTATCCGTGTATAAGACCCATTTCTCTTCTCAATTTCCCCAAAGTATGGCTGCCAATAGTGCCACGCGTAATTGCTCGTCATCACGAACCCCGCCGTCGTCGGGTCGAAATTCACCAGCTCCACCGAGAACCGGCAATCCGGCGGCAGATCCTGATCCACCTCCAGGATCCTCTCGTCGCCATCGTCATCCGTTTCTGTCCTGCGATCTGCGTCCCCATCCCCGCCCACCACGAACGCCATCTCCAGCGGCCGCCCCGCCAGTCGCACTATTGTTCGCTTGATCGTCGCCGACAGCCGATTCTCCAGCCAATCCTTCGCGTAAGCATTCTTCACCGTGACCGTCAGTAGATCTCCGCTGACCTTCGCGGTCGAATCACGGATCCAGGTATCGAAAGTCGCCTGCGTCATCTGTAGCTGGAACTCTGATAGTGCTCGTGACCAAAGATCTGCTGGGTTTGTTGACATAGACCGCCTGTTCTATTGTCGCTCCGATCGATCAATGATATAATGAGAAAGAGAGAGAGAGAGAGACCCATCAGCTTGACCGGCCACGGGTCCCTCCCCCCCGCGTGAGCGCAATGTCAATATCATAATCAACATCGCGCCAGCACACTACCTGTCGGACAGTCCTGCGACTGCGCCTGTCCGTGGCGCTACTAAGGGGGAATTTCGCCCGTGCTCCTCTCGCGGTGGATCCAGTCCTATCTCGACGACTGCTACGCTCTCGCCGAGCGCACCCGCCGCCTGTATCAGTACCACCTCGACAAATTTCTCCACCACGTCGAGGATACCGCTATCGAGGAGGCAGCACAGCCCGCGGTCGTCCGTGAGTTCCTCGCCAACCTCCGCCGCCAGGACGGCCGGACCTACAGCCCGCATTACGTCGACCAGGTCTACCGCACCCTCAATACCTTCTTCGAGTGGTGCGTGCGAGAGGACGCCATCGACCTGAACCCACTTCGCCGCGTCCGCCGGCCGCGTGTGCCACAGACCAAATCACCGCGTCTCACGATCGAGGAGGTCGACCGTCTCCTGGAAGCCGTCAAGCGTGGCCCCAACCCGGCCCGCGACCTGGCAATGATCTGCCTCGCCGTCGATTCCGGCCTGCGCCGTGGCGAGATCATCGGCCTCGAGCTCGACCACGTCGACCTCGATGGTGGAGTGATTCGCGTCGTCGGCAAGGGCAACAAAGAGCGTGAAGTTCCCCTCGACGGCTTCACCTGTCACAGCCTCCGCGTCTACCTGGCCCTCCGCCCCCGGTCGGTGGAAACAAAAAAGGTCTTCCTCACACGTAAAGGAAGACCTTTCACGGCCAACGGGATCCAAACCCTGATATATAGACTGAAAGAGCGAGCTGGGCTACCGCAACTCCGGTGGCATCTGCTGCGTCACACCTTCGCCAACCTCTGGCTCAGTAAGAACGGCAATCTCAGATACCTACAAGAGATCCTCGGTCACTCCGACATCAAGACCACCGCGTCGATCTACACCAACCCCGAGCTCGACGAGCTCAAGGCCGCGCACGACGACGCCGCGCCACTGGCACACCGGCAAGTAGACGAAGGAGAGTAAGCAAGCATAGAACGTCAGCTATGTTAGCTGGCATTCACTTAGCACGCCAGCTTCCCAAGCTGAATGTCTCGGGTTCGAATCCCGACACCCGCTCCTGGGGGGAATCCCCCCAAGAAGGCCTCCTCGAACGTGGATTGAGAGATGATCGGTTTTCAAAGTGCAGGAACCAAATCCACCCAAAGGTGGCCGCCGAGCCACCGGCATCTGACTATGCCGGTGGCTCATCATTTCATCAAGCAAGGCGCTCACGCAGGAGCGCCTTGACTGAATCCTTGTAAATTCTGAGCGGACTGTTGCTACGCCGTGGGTTGACCTTGTATCCTTCCAGGTCGCCTTTGTCTACGTATCTGGTAACCGTGACAGTAGTGACACCTAGCATCTCAGCCGCTTCCTTGGTCGTAATGGTCTCTCGATCGGTAAAATCTGTCATAGTGTATCCCCCCGTCCAGCGTGATACCAGTATACCAGATAATACATTCCCTGTCAACTAGAACTTGTGTTCTCATCCCAGGAGGGACGTGATGAAAATGGAGGCCCACACCGAGGAGCGCACCAAAATCGCCGGCGTCACCCGCGATGATCCCGCCACCGGTATCAACCGCCAGGACATCATCCGCCGCTATGTTCGCCCCGGAACCCGTCTCATCCCCCGCCTCGAACCCGACAACCCCGCCGACCCCGCCGCCGTCGCCCTGTGGCTCGAACACGCCGGTCAATGGTTCCACCTGGGCTATATCCCCAAGAACCGCGCCGGCGACGTTGCCCAGCGCCTGCGTGCCGGCCGCCAGCTCGAGATCTCCGTCACCGCCGTCACCGGTGGCGTCCGTGACAAGCCCACTCGAGGCGTCAACATCCTCATCCGCCAGCCCGTTCCCGTCAAAGTCGCAGCGTACCCAAAAGTCGCAAGAAAAAAGCCCAGACTTCTCGTCCGGACCATCACCATCCTAGCCATCGTTCTCGCCATCTTCTGCCTCTGCCTCTTCGCCTATGGCATCGTCGACGTCACCCTCCGCGACGTCGGCCTCCTCCCCACTTACACCCCAACCCCCCGCTAAGCAGGTGTAATCCGTTCCTTTCTCAATCCGTTGTAGTATCCCAGCAGGGTGGGGTGGGGCACCCCCGCGCCCCTTCGGGGCGGCCTGGCCAACGCCCCCCGTCGCTATCCCCATCGTGTATTTCCCTATCCGTGGTAATCCCCGTGGCGGCACCCATCCCCCCGGCCTGGCCCGATCTGCCGGCACCCCTGTCACCACTCACGCATCACGGATCACGGATCACGCTTTCTACTTCTACTACTACCACATAGATATGTACCAAACCCGCACCGCACCGGGATCGGGCAGAGATCGATAGTAGTAGTAGAAGTAGAAAAAGCCCCGGCCCACCCTGGCCGCGGCTCCCTTCCCTTCCCAATCCATTGTAGTGGTGACATCGCCGGCGACGTGGCCAGCTCCCTCTGTCACCATTACGCATTACGCATTACGTATTATACTCCGAACATCCCCCGCGTTGCCTGATACAACGCCTCCACCGTACCATCACTCACCGCCGCCGCGCAGAGGAAAGCCAACGCGATCCGTGCCGTGATCGCGTTTGTTCCGTCCCCGTTCGCCCCAATTGCAAAGTCCGCGCTCCCGCTGTAAATCGTCGCCGGGATCGACGTCGTGTTCGTCGCCTTCACCGCGTTCACGAACACGTCCAGCGACGTCGAAGGATCGAACCGCCCGGCGATAAACCGCCACACGCTCGCCGGCACGCTCCCGTTTGCGCTCGACACCGATACCGTCCCTGTCGCCGCCCCGTCGCTCGATATCCCGAACGTCGCCCTCTCCTGCGCCGTCGTACCCTCATATAGCCAGTACGATCGCTCCGTTGTGCCATCATATTTGGCCATGAACCGGTCGTAATCGTCCAGCGTCACGACGTAGAACCACCCCCCCAGCGTCAGCCCCTGCGTCGCGCTCGCCACGTAACTCTCCCCGCCGGTGATGTCCAGATCCGCCTCGTCCGACCGTACCAACCTCCCGCTCCCGCCCATCGCGATGAACGGTATTATTCCATCCTGGCTGTACGTCGGTGCGCCGGTGTACGTCAGATGATGCCCGTGCCCGCTCACGTCCTGCGCGTTCCCACTCGAATCGAACGCGCTCATCGGCCAGAATCCCCGCAACCCCGGCAGTGCCAGAAACGCCGCGCACGCCGCCCGCCACGCATCCTCGTCCGCCTTCTGGTGCTCGAACCCCTCCAGCGCCTCCACCCGCCGCCTCAGCGCCTGGATCTCCCGCCACAACCCCTCGTCAATCTCTCTCATCCGTTCCTTTCCCAATCCGCTGTAGTGGTGACAAACCGCAGCCAGAATCCGGACGGCGATGTCACCATTACGCATTACGTATTACGCATTACGTCAATCCTCATACTCCAACCGCGCCTGCACCGTCTCCTCCCCCTTCCCATTCACACTCAACACCACACTCCTGACGATCGCGTCAAACTCCTCCCCCCGGTACCTCGCCCGCACCTTGTATCCAAAGTCCCAATCCCGCCCGAATCGCGTCCCCCGCGTGTCCAGCGGCACCCCCCCGAACTGTCGCCGCGGCCGCCCATCCGCCAGCGCCGCCCGTCCCCCCTCCCGGATCACGTTGTCCGTATCCGACTGCACCTCCACCTTCCCCTCGCACCGCGCCCACTGTGACACCCCGTACCGGTCCGCGTCGTACACCTGCTGCACGTTCCGGTTATCCTCCTGCCCCTGGCCCAGCGCGTACACGTAATTCACCGCGTCGCTATAGTCATATTTCAGGAATGGATCCGCCAGGTTCCCCCGTGCCTGGTCAAACACCACCGACCCCGACACGTCCCGCCCTGGCTGTCTTGTCGTCGTTCTGAACTCGAACGAGATACTCGAGCTCGTCACCACGTCCGGCACCACGTCGAAAAACACTTCCGTCCCCGCCTCCCGCGCCGCCTTCGCGATCGCCTGCACCGTCTCCAGCACCTCCTTGAACGCGAACGACTTGCTCAGCTCCGGCCCCACCCCCAGATCACCCTGGACGTGCAGGTCGCCCCACACCCGGGATCCGGCGGTAGGCGTCGGATCCACCCCGTCCGCGACCATCTCGCTCACGACCTCCTTCATCATGTCATCCGCGTGACCCGACTTGCTCGCCTCGTCGCTCCCCGCGTAAGCCGCCACGATCCGCCGCCGCAGCAAGTCGATCGTATCCCGTCCCCCGATCGTGATCATCTCCTGCCGGCCCCGCGTCTCCAGCCGCCACCACCGCACCAGGTACACCCGCCACAGCGCCAGCCGGCCCCCCACCGGCCCCCGCCACACCTGCACCATCCGGTCCGGCCTCAGCAACCCCGTGTCGAACGTCGCCGGCAGCGCCAGCGTCAGCGACCCCACGTCGTTCGCGATCCGCGACGCCGTGAAATTCAGGAACCCGTCCAGCATCGTCCGTCCCCGCCGGTCCGCGATCCGCATTCCCCGGTCATCCGTCAACCACAACTCATACCAACCCGACATCTCTCCCCTTACGTATTACGTATTACGCATTACGTCCTAATCCATCGACCGGTACGCATCCCGCCACTCCATCGTCGCCGCCAGCGTCGGGCTGCTGCTCTCCGTGATCATGCATGTGATGCTGTTCTCCCCCGGCTGCAGGTGGAATTGCCCGAAATCCGACCCGTTTAGCACCGCGTCCGGCCGCGGCCCAAAGAAACTCGATACCACGCTCTTCCGCGTCGGCCGTAGGTCGATCGTCAGCATCTCCCCGTCCTGGAGGTTATAGTTGAACAGCAGCCACTCCCCCACCGTCTCGTTGCGGATCGATTCCAGCTTTGCTCCCCCGCCCCCGCTCCGCTCCACCGTGATCACCGGATAAGCCGCCGCGTTCCCGTCGTTCGTCACCGTCGTCGCCGTCGCCCAGGTCGCCGTCCCCGTCGTGCTGAACCCGATGTACAGGTCGTAATTCTCCTCCACCACCGGATCCTGCGACGATGCCAGGATCGCATACACGTACGGCGACCCTGGCAGATCCGCGTCCACGTGGCACCACGACGACCCGTTCCACCGTGCCATCCGGTCCGCCACGCTCAGGTCGCTTGCGTCCGTGAACTTGCCCCCGATGATTAGATCCCCCGCCGGCGTGATTGCGCTGGACCACACTTCGTCGTTCACTCCCGTGCTCAGGGGGACGAACGTCACCCCGTTAAACTCGCAGATCCGCCGGCAGTCCGTGTCGCTCCCCGCCTGCGTGAAATCCCCGCCCACGTACACCGTCCCGTCGCTCTTGCACGAGATCGCGTGTACCTCGTCGTCCAGCACGTCATCACACAGCGCGCTGAAATCCGATCCATCGAACTGGACCACGTAATCCGCGTCCGCGTCGCTGCCCACGTTCGTGAACGTCCCGCCCACGTACAGCGTGCCATCCGGCCCCACCGCCAGCGCGTTCACCGTGTTGTTCAGCACCGTGCTGCATAGCGCGCTGAACGACGACCCGTCATACTGGCACACGTAATCCGCGTCCGCATCTCCCCCGGCGTTCGTGAAATTCCCGCCGATATACACCGTCCCGTCCTGCCCGATTGCGATCGCGTTCACCGCGCTGGCCAGCGGATTCGACGACGTCAGTGCGCTGAACGACGATCCGTCGTACGCCACGATGTAATCCGCGTTCGCGTCCCCTCCCACGTTCTGGAACGACCCGCCGATGTACAACGTCCCGTCCGGTCCGACCGCCAGTGCCGTCACGATTCCACCCAGCGTCGTCGCGCTCAGCGCGCTGTAAGCCCCCGTCGCCTTGTTATATCGCACCACGTAATCCGCCGCCGCGATGTTGTCGAAATTCGTGAAATTCCCGCCCAAGTAGATGTACGTCTCATCCTCCGCGATCGCCATCACATAGCTATACGTCCCCGAGCTGTCCGGTGGCCCCATCGCGTCCCACGCCCCGTCGACCCGCCCAGCCACCACCCGCACCGTCGCGGAAGCGTTCACACCCAGCGCCTGTGCGCTCTCCCCGATCTCGTACCACCATGGATCCGTCGCCACGAACTTTAGTGCCAGCTTCTCATACAGGATGTTCTCCGGCGCTAACTGCGCTCCTAACCCCTCCAGGTAATGCGCCGCGATCTCCTTGTGCACCGTCCCGCCTTCGTACCTTAGCCGCACCGGCTGCCACCCATCCGCGTCCTTCGGATACCGGTCCGCCGCCAGCTCCTCCACCAGCGCCTGCCGCCGCGCCAGCAAATTCGCCTTCGAAGTCCCCTGGATGTTCCCCACCAGCGTGAACTCCCGGGCGTGCACCTTCATCGCGTTCAACTCCCCGCCCGGCAGCATCGCGTACTCATCCACCGCCAGCGTCGCCCGAGGTGCCCCCGTGTCGATCATATCCACGATCCCAAAGTAGTAATCGTCCTTCAGATCGTACACTCGCCCGCCGGCCCTCGACTGCGCGCTCCGCTGCGACGTGCTCCCATGCTCCGCCCCGTTCCACTCGCACCCCTCCTGGTCACCGTCGCAGTACGTTGTCCAGTGATCCGCCTGCTCCACCTGGATCCCGTCGATGTAGAAATCCCCGCTCCCGCTCCCGTTCTGATGCACCCGCAGCGTCGTGCTTCCGTTCGCCTCCGCTGCAGAAAACGCGTATCCGTACAGGTCCCAATCGTCGTCCAGGCTCTCCAGCAACGTTGGCGCGTGGTACGCCGACCCGTTCAGGCTCCAATCCCACGCCGCCGGCAACGTCCCCCGCACCCGCAACGTCACGTAATGCGCCGCGTTCGCCAGCGTCCCCAGCGTGAACCGTACCCCCTCGTTATTCGCGTTGCACTGCACCCGGAAACTGTACAGCCCATATTTGCTGTAGGAAGAGGACCGCGTCACCGTCGTCCCCGACTCCGCCGTATAGTTCCCCGTCGTCTCCGCCGACGGATTCAGCACCTTGTTCGTCATCCCCTCCGGCACCACCAACTTCCAATCGCTCATCGCTCCCTCCCACTCACCATAATACCCCGACTGCACACTCGGGAAATAATACCTGTACTCCTCATCTGCCTCTACACTCGGCCACATAGCCACCAACGCCAGCATCAGTAGCGAGGCCCCCAACCACACCCGCCCGGTCCTTTTCATCCTGTCCCTACCTCCTATCTCGTGGCGACACGGCCGTGACCGTCGCGACGGTGACCCGTCACCATCCGTTTATCCGTTCCTGATCCGTTAAAGTGTCTGTGGTGACACCGCCATCGATCGCCGAGGCCTCTCCTGTCCCCATCCGATCCGCTATGTCCTGAAATCCGTGTCCTGCCCGTGGCGACACCCCCCGCCCCGGCCTGGCCATCGGCGACGTCGCCCCTGTCACCACCCTCCGATCCGTGTCAGAATCCGTGTAATCCGTGGAAATCCGTGTCCGCTACGCCCCCACCAACGCCCGCATCACCTCGAACCCCCCCACCACGTCCCGCTCCCGGAACTCACCCGGTGTCACGTTCATCTCGAAATTGTACACCGTCTCGCTCGACCGCACAGTCCTCGTCGCTGCATCCATCGACGCCATCGCCGGCACCCGCGCCGTCGCCGAGATCCCCCCCGCCATCCCGTACATCATCTGCCGCCCCACCAGCGCGAACGCTCGTGATGGTGAGCTGATCCCCAGAATCCGCTTCGCTGCATCTAATGCTGCCCTTGCTGCTGCCTTCGCTGCTTCCGCGATCGCGCTCGCCCCCGCCTTGATCCCATTCGCGATCCCGTCGATGATCGCCTTTCCCAGCGCCCCCCAGTCGAACGAAGTGAACGCCGTCTTGATCCGATCGATGATACTCCGAACTGCATCCAGGATCTTGCCGCCGATTGAGCTCAGCACGCTTACCATCAGATCCCAGTTATTCTGCCAGATCGTCTTCAGCGCCGCCATGAACGCCTCCCAATCGCCGCGAAACAGCGCTGCGAATGCTTGGCCCACCGTCTGCAGATTGACTACCACGGCCGCGAAAAAGTCCCGGATCCCCAAAAAATTCGTCTCCCACGCCTGCCGCAGCGCCGCCACCACCGCCACCAGCAGCACCGCCACCGCGATGATCGGTGCCGCCGCCGTCACGATCCCCCACAACGCCGGCAGCACCACCGCCGCGATCGCGATCCCCAGCGCAATCAATACGTCCTGCAGCTCCACGTTTTGCCCGATCCACGCCGCCGCCTGCTCCACGTACGGCTGCACCACCGCCCACAATTCCAGCACCTTTGTCCGTACGTCGCCGATCGTGTTCGCCAACTCCGTCAGCCCGATCCCTGCCAGCGCACCCTGCAGCGCGCTGACCGGATCCGCCCCCGCCGCCAGGCCGCTCACGAACAGGCTGATCGCCGTGGCCACTCGCTCCAGTACCGGCCCCAACCCCTCGAAAAACTCTGTCACCCGCGGCCCCACCTGGTCCACGATGTTGCTGAACGTGTTGATCAACGTCGTTGCTGCCGGCAGAAACGCCTCCCCGATCTTGATTCCCGCCGCCTCCAGCGTACCCTTCAGTGCCTCCATCCGGCCGCTGAACGTCTGCGCCTTCGCCGCCGCCTGCTCCTGGATCCCCGCCGCGTTCGCCGTCGCCTCCGCCATCGCATCCCAGCCCGCCGTCCCTTCCGCCAGCAACGTATTCAGCGCGTTCATCCCGTACGAGCCCGCGATCGTCTGCACGTACTGATCCCGCTGCTCCTGCGTCAGCCCCGCCATCGCCCCCTGCATCTGCTCGATCACGCTCGGCAATCCCACGAACTCCCCGTGCGCGTCGTACAGACTGACTCCCAATTCCTCCATCGCCGTCGTCACTGCCGGCGTCGTCCGCCGCATATTCGCCAGCATTGATTTCAGCGCCGTCCCTGCCTCCGACCCCTGGATCCCGCGGGTGCTCAGAATCGCCAGCGCGTTATTCGTCTCCTCGATGCTCATCCCCATGGAGCTCGCCACCGGCCCCACATTCTTCAGCGCATCCGCTAAACCGCTCACCTCCGCCACGCTCGCGTCTGCCGCCTGCACCAGGTTATTCAGCGCCCCGTTCACGAAATCCGCCCGCTCCGCCTCCGTCTCCAGCTCACCGCCGAACGTCGCCAGCGCCACCGCCGCTAGGTCGCTCGCCGACACCATATTCAGCTCCGTTGCCGCCGCCAGGTCGATCGAGGCCCGCAGCGCCCCCCCCAACTGCGCCGTCCCCGCCATATACCCCTGCAGATCGCCGAAAATCTCCGTGGTCGTGAGACCCGCCTTGTACAGCCCCGTCATCGAATCCGCGGCCCCTGTCGCGCTCACCCCCAGCAGCCGCGTATCCCCACCCACCGCCAGCGCCGAATCGTGCAACTGATCGAACGACAACCCCGACTGGCTCGCCGCGATCTGCAGTCCCACCAACCGGTCCTGGAAATCCGCCGCCATCGGCAGCGTCTTCCCGATCACCAGCCCCACTGCCCCCACCGCCGCCGTGACCCCCACCCCAACCGCCCCGGCCGCAACCTTGCCCAGCGTCTGGACCTTGCCCAGGAACCCCTGGCTATCCTGCGCCGCCTTCTGCAAGCCCGCCCCAAACTGGCTCGCATCACTCGTTAACCGCACCACCAACGTCGCTAAAGTCGCCATCTCACTACTACCCAGCTCCTATCCGCCGCTCCGTCATTCCGATCCTTCCCCCACCTCCGTCATTCCGAGCGGAGCGCAGCGGAGTCGAGGAATCTCGTGGTGACAATCAAATATGATCATCAGTAGATCCCGCGATCGTGTCACCATCTCCTGCAGCAAGTGTCGCCATTCTCCGTTCCTTTCCCAATCCGTTGTAGTGCCCGTGGCGACAACCGTCGCGACGGCCGCGACGGTGACCGTCACCACCACGCAACACGTAACACGCCTTACGCATCACGTATCACGTAAATCCTTCCCCCCGAACGCCGCGTTCAACACCTCCACGATCGCCAACTGCTCCTCCCAGCCCTGCTCTTTCTCCTCCCCGAACCGCGGCATAAACTCCTTCGGCTCGAATGTCCTCCGTCGCCTCTTCGGATCCCGCGCCGTGTTCGCCACCGTCGCCGCCACAATCCCCGCCCGCAGATCCTCCCGCTCCTCCCCGAACGGCTCCAACTGCGCGAACGCCGCCCATTCGGAAAGCTCCCGGCTGCTGATGCGTGCCAGGAGCTCACCGACCGTCATTCCAAGCGCCAGAGCTAATCGGAAGTAAAACCGTCGCTCTGGTCGCCCTCTGAGTTTTTTGTCAACTCCTCGATATCCGCCTCGGTCAGGCCGCTCAGCCGCTGCGCCACCTCGAACACCCGGTTCAGCGCCGCCGCGCTCTTTTCACCGAGAGCGCGCACGTCCCCATCCTGGAACAACCGCTGGCTATTCTCTCCCACCACTGCCCGCGCCACCAGCTTCGCTCGCAGATTCCGCGTATCCACGTGCGTCTTGCGACCCCGCATCTCCACGATCGAGGCTTCAAACGCATCCCGCTCCGTCCCCGACAGACCTCGCACCCGCACCGTCCCTCCCCACTCCGGCACCGGAACATCCTCGTACAGAATATCCTCCGCCCCCAGGATCTCCTCCCGCGTCAAATACCCCATCGTATCCCTCCTATCCGTTCCTTCCTGCAATCCGCGTCCCTCCACCGCCGTCATTCCGAGCGGAGCGCAGCGGAGTCGAGGAATCTCGTGACGACACAGTCCGGGACCTGGCTAGCTCCCCCTGTCGCCATCCCCATCGTGTATTTCTCTATCCGTGGTAATCTCCCCGCATTGGCGACACGGCCGTGGCCACCGCGACGGTGACCCGTCACCACCCTCTAATCCGTGCAATCCGTGGAAATCCGTGCTATGCCAACGTCGGCTGCCCCGACACCGTCAGCGCCACCGCCGCGCTCAACTTTCCATCCACCGGCTCGCTCGGCTCGAACCCCGTCACCAGCGCCGCAAACGACCACGTCGTCGAGCTCGTATCCGGGAACACCAACTGGAAATTCCGCACCGTCCGCGCCGCCATATCCGCAATCAACCCGGTGGACGCGTCGTGCGTCGCGTGCGTCGGATCGTAATTGATCTCCAGCGACAGCTCGCCGCCCTCCAGCAGCCCCCCCACGAACTCTTTCCACCCACCCGTCGAGCTGTGATTCGTCACGTCGATCGGCTCCAACTTCAACGCCGGACCGCCGATGTTGCTCACCTCCGCGATCGTCGTGAATGACTCCGGCGTCCCGCCATCGCCGACCTTCAACAACGTCCCAAATGCCGATATACCCATCGCCTACCTCCCGTCCGTTTGATTCTCAATCCGTTGTAGTGGCGACATCGCCGCCGGCGTGGCCAGCTCCCCGTGTCACCACCCGTTCCTTTCCCAATCCGTCGTAATGTCACTTCCCCAACCGCGTCAGCTTCACCACCCCGAACTTGACCGTCGCGTCATCCGCCTCGAAATGCAGCAGCCCCCCGCTCTGCCGCCACCCATCCAGGTCGAACGGCCCAAACACCGCGTACTCCCCGGCCCCCAGGCTGTACGATGTGATATCCCCCGTCCGTCCGTGGTCGTCGTCCGCTATGCTGGAGATCGTCACCGTGTGCGCACTGACATCCGTGTTGTGCGCGACTACCACCTCTGACCCGGTGAACGCAACCTCCTCCTTGTTGCTCGCATCCGCTGCCGTCATCGTCAGATCCGCGGCATTCGCCGTGTAGCTCGACCCCTTCGTTCCCAGCGCCGTCAGCGCCGTGTGACTTTGTCGTGCCATCGTTCTGCCTCCTTATTATGACTTGACCCGTCCGTACTTGTCCGCAACCAAAATCCCACTCCGCCTTTTCTCAGGCGGAAAATGCTTCGCCACCAGATGCGTCAATATCGCCTCCTCCCCGTCCAACGTATCCCACGCGCACAGCTTGCACCTCCACTGTGTCATCCCCTTCCACTCCCCCACCTCGTACAGCACCTTCTCTTCCCCCTCTCCCTCTGGGGGAGAGGGCTGGGGTGAGGGGGAATCCTGCGTCAGGACCGACGTCGCCGGCGATGATTCCGCTGCCACCACGGTGAGCGGTGCTTCTGGCTCTGGCCCGTCTATTTCTATTCGATTGTCTGCGCCCAACATCCCCTGCTGCTCGTCACTATCCAGTTGGCGACAACCACCACCGCCGGCGACGTCGACCTTGTCACCATCCCCCTTCCCATCCGTTTCATTCCCAATCCGTTGTAGTCTCTTCATTCTACTCCTGATACCACACCATGAAATCCAACCTCACCACCGGTGCCTCGAACCCATCCGCCCACGAATCCACCTCGTTCACCAGCAGCGCCGCATTCACCGTCACCGTCCCCATCGTCCCGCTGAACCCATCCACCGCCACCCGCACCGCCTCGCTCAACCCCTTCGCCGCACTATACGACGACCCCAAACACGTCACCTGCATCCGCGCCGTCACCAGCCCGCTGGGACCCTCGTGCACGTGATCCCGAGGACCGCTGATCTTCTGATACGCAATCGCCGGCAGATCCACATCCTGCGGCATCACCAGTGGATAAATCCGTGTTGACACCAGCGCTGCCACCCCGCTATCCGCCGCCAGATGCGCGTACCACCCCTCCTCCAACGTCACCCCATCCCTCCCATCCGTTCCTTTCCCAATCCGTTATAGTATCCGTGTAATCCGTGGAAATCCGTGTTCACCGCAACTCCCGAATCCGCGACCTTAGATAATCCTTCACCGTCTCCACCGCCAGATCACTATTCGCGTCGAACGCCGGCCGCAGAAACGGCTGCGCCACCATTCCCGGGTGATCCACGTCCTCGGTGATGATCAACCCGTAATCCCCCTTGAACACCAGCGGATACCCCTCCACCTCGTGCGGCTGCGCCCCCAACTCGAAAAACCGGTAGTACCACTTCTTCCACGTCGGCCCGATCGCCACCGTCGCCCGCTCCCGCGTTGCCTCCTCCACCTCCGTATCCACGTGCGGCCCGGGCGCTAACGCCTTCGCCGGCTCCTTGATCACCTCCGCCCCCGCCAGCGTCGCCGCCTTCAGCTCCTTCCTCACATCCGCGTCCAACCGCTCCAACTTCAGCAGCAGCCCCTTCAGCCCTTCGACCGCCACCTCCCCGCGGATGTTCGCCCCAGCTCTTCCCCTCATCTCCCGGTCCCCATCCGTTCCTTTCCCAATCCGTTGTAGTGCCCGTGGCGACAACCCCCTCGCGATCGCCACGCTCAGCGCCGAGCTGTCACCTCGCTGTCCCCATCGTGTATTTCCCCATCCGTGGTAATCCCTCCGTGGCGACATCGCCGCCGACGGCCGAGATCTCCCCTGTCACCATCACGGACCACGCAACACGCATTACGTAATTAACTCCCGACACATCAACTGCAACTCCCTCCTCCTCTCCTCCACCTGAATCACCGACAACACGTCATACGTATGATCCCCAAACACCACCCGCATCTCCGGCGTCACCGACGCCCGGTACCGCATCACGATCCGCGTCGTTACCTCCGCCCCCTCCCGCTGTGCCTCCAGGAACTCCCGTCCCCGCAGCGGCTCCACCGCCGCCCACACCGTCACCACATCCGTCCACGTAATCTCCTCCGCCCCATACGTGTCCTGCGTGACCACCTTCCCCTGGATCGTAACCCGCTGCCGCAACCGCCCCGCTCTCATCCGTCCCCATCCGTTCCTTTCCCAATCCGTTGTAGTGTCAGAACGAAAACACCCGGTACGGCCACCACAACGCCTCCACCCCCATCGGCAACACCTGCATATTCCCCACCCCCACCGTCGCCTCCCGGTTCTCATACCAATGTCCCACCGCCAGCAACATCCCCTGGCGGATCGACCGCGGCACATCACTCGCCGCATCACCGTAACCACACACGAACCGCACCGTCACCCCCGCCGCCGCTCGCAACGTATCGCTCGGCCACGACTCCCCTGTCACCAGCACGACCCGCCCCGGCTCGCTGTCCGTATCCACGATATACTTGGAGCTCGAAAAAGTGTTCGTGTTCCCGTCACTATCCACGTACGTGATCGACGTCACCGACTGGAGAGGAGGCAGCGGTAACTCTATCCTGTCCTCACCCGGGAACGCGTCCATCACCAGGTCCCACGTCTGCGTGATCAACGCCCGCCGTGTCGTCGCCTCTGCCTGCTCCCTCGCCGCGGTGATCAGTCCCAGGATCAGCGTGTCGTCGTCGTCCGTATCCACCCGGCAATGCAGCTTCGTCTCCTCCAGGAGGAGCGGCTCCCGCGTCGGCTCCGTATAGATCGTTAGACTCATCGCTCCATCACCACGATCACCAGCGTCCGATCCTCCAACCGTCCGTCCTCCGTCGTGATACGATTCGTGATCTCGTAACTCGAGCCCGCACTACCGCCACTCAGCCAGATCGTCGCGCTATCGTCGTCGTACGTATCGCTCTCCTTCGTGATACCAGCCGGCACCGTCCACTCACTGCTCGCGATGTCGTCACTCTCCGCCATCCAGCTCGACCAATCCACCGTATAATCTAGCGTCGCGTCCGGATCCTTCACGAAGGTATTGTTGCTCATTCGTATTTCCTAATCCATTATAGTGCCCGTGGCGACACCCATCCCCCCGGCCTGGCCATCGGCGACGTGGCCCCTGTCACCACGTCCCCAATCCATGGAAATCCGCGTTAGGATGCCGCAGCCGTCAACGTCACCGTCACGCTCAGCGTATCGTCGTCGTCCAGCGTCTTATCCCCCGCCGTGAACGCCCCTCCGCCGTACAACGTCCCCGTGCTGCCCCCCTTCGTGTTATCCGTCGCGATGAACGCACCGCCGATCACCGTGTCGTTCGAGCTGATCGTGAACGCAGCCGGACTGCCGCTGTTATTCACACTCTGCCCCGACACTGCTCCCAACGTCAACGTCTGCCGGTTCGCCTCGTCGTACGCCGTCACCTCCGTCCATCCGGCGTGGCTGCCCATCGTATCCCCCGCCGCCACCGTCGGCGTCCCGTCCGTCAACCCCACGTAAAACGCCGCCGTGTAGCTCGACCCCTTCAGATACTTGTCCAGCACGTCGTCCAGCCCGGCGTTCACCACCAGGTTGTCGAATTCGTCCACCCACTTCAGCTTCCCATCCCAGTCCCGGCACTCTATCTTCCAGTGGCTCCGCAACCCGATCTCCGCCGCCACCGTTGCCCCGGCCCTCACCCCCGCCGCTACCTCTACCCGTGCCTCACTCCCGACCTGCATCTCTGCCTCCTATCCGTTTGATTCTTAATCCGTTGTTATCCTGAAGTCCGCGTTCAAACCGTTAGCGTCCGATCCTCCGCCGCCACCACCAACGTCCGGTCCTCCGCCGCCACCACCAACGTCCGGCTCGTCGGCGTCACCCACACGATCACCGCCGTCGCGCTCACCTGCACCGCACCGACGACCTCCATCCCGGCCCCCGCCGCCGCCGCCGCCCCCGCCACCACCTGCAACGCATCCCGGATCGTGAATATCTGCTCCGCACCTGTATCCGCCTGACCCGCCGGCGTCACCATCGGCGTCACGATCAGCGCCACCGCCCCCGCGCCCTGGGCGGCCCCCCGGCCCGCCAGCGCCAGCAATGCCCCCAGCGCTGCCGCTCCCGCGCCCTGGGCAGCCCCCTGAGCCGCCACTCCCAGATCCGCCCCCAATCCCGCCGCCCCCGCCCCCTGGGCAGCCCCCTGGCCCGCCAGCGCCAGCAATGCCCCCAGCGCTGCCGCTCCCGCGCCCTGGGCGGCCCCCTGGCCCGCCACCC